AATAGACGCTCTCTTATCTACAGTAGAAAGCATAAAAAGAACTGATCCAGATGATTTACACAGTTTTATATTAAACCGAAATCCAAAACAAAAAGAAATACTAGAAGCAATAGGAGAGGGAACAGAAAGCCCATCCGAAATCCTTACTAAAATGGTAATGGGTTCTGGTTACAGAAATAAAAATAGAATATGGGATAAATACAAAACCTCCCTAATTAACTCCGTTAAGAACTTATTAAAAAACAAAGACCCAAAACAGAAAGCTCCTTTAGCTGTACTCCAAACTAGTCTACTAGGTAGGATTTCAAAAGAAATCAAAAAGGGCCATAAGAAAGGAAAGACTACTAAAAAATTACAAACGTTAAAATCAAAGTTAACAAACTTAGATAATTGGGAGCAGAATAAAGACGAAGTAAAAGAAATTTTAAGTGAATTAAAAAGTAAAAATATAATAGAAATTTCTTATGACGATATTGTTTCTGAGGATTCGGATACTATTGTAAAAGCTTTAATTAAATTGGATAACGCTAAAGGAGGAGACGATGCTACAAGCTTTTTAAATTCTTTAGATATTAGCGATGAACTTAGAGAAAGAATACGACTCGATCTAGAAGATGCAAAACTGGCACATATTGAGGAAATGAAAGAAGAGGAGCTGCTTCAAGAAGCCTTACGCCAGCGACAAAAAGAAACTACCTTAAAAGAATTAAACGAGTTATTTGTAAGTGGTGATCCCGATAAGATTAAAGCATTTTTTGAAAATGCACTTAATCAAACTAAGAATGCCGATGAGCTTACAAAACTGATTAATAAAAGAAAAGCTCAGTTAAAGAAAAAGTATCAAGATCAAAAAGTAACCCCAGATCAGATTGCAGCTATAGCTTTAAACGATTTACAAGGTTTAGTCTCAAAGGTTAATAAAGAATTATCAAGCAAGTCACAAAAGTTTTGGCAGGGTTTTGACAGGTTTAGAATGGGCATGATGATGTTTCATCCTAAAACTTGGTTAATTGGTCCCGTCTCTGGTCTTTTTCATTTAGTAGAGCAACCCATTAAGCAAGCTATTAAGTCTCTTTCTCATATAAAACAATTAAAAAAACTCACCCCCGAAGATCAAAACCTACAAAACGTAGACGAATTTCAGTACGCTTGGTCGCAGATTTCTACTGCAATTAATTTAGGAACCATGTGGGATTCTATTAAAAATGGTGTATCTACTTTTATGAAAGATAAATCTGCTTTTAATCCTAGAATTCAAAATAGATTTGAGCAGGAGTTCATGAAAGTCGGAGAGGATATTAACGTAGAAAAATTAGCAGGATTAAATACATACCAACAAAAACAACTTTCTGATTTAATATCTCAATACGGATCGGATACAGCAGTTAATCGGCAAAAGTTAAAAAACTTTTATGCAACTTTAGAAAGCGGTAAATCAGGAAACGCAGTAGGTAAAGCCTTAGAATTATTTTCTTCTATTTCGTTTAGAGCGATGGGAGGCGTAGATGATGTTTTTAGGACGTATGGAACAATGAGAGCGTTAAGAGCAGAAGCTATGCAAAAAGCTCTTATAGCAGGAAAAACGACCAAAGAAGAAATAAAAACATTTTCCGAAGACTATATGAAGAAAGCAGTATTAAAGGATTCTACCTCTACTGCTAAAGAAGTATATGGATTCGGAGGGGATAAACCTGTATCTACGTTAAGATGGAAGATGGATGAAGAGTTTTCTGATGTAGAGCAATTAGGTTTAGCTATTACATATCAAGCTGATTTCGCAGATAGAGTATTTAGCAGGACAATGAAAAGTATAGCTAACTGGTCTAGGGATTATAGTAACGATGACTACGCTAAACGCTTTACAAGGATTGTTTTACTTCCTTTTGTTAAAACTCCTACAGCTATCGGTCAATGGATGTTAGATCATGGATTTGGAGCAACTGGTTTATATCGCAGGTTAACAGCAGATAGTAAATTATCTAAACAAAGAAAAGCACTTACAGATCGTATAGACTCACAGAATAAATTGAAAGAAGCAGGAACAGTAAACGAAATAGACGCTAATCAGATAATAGAAGAGGCTCAAAAATCTCTTAGAAATTTAGACTTACAAGCGGCACAAATGAAAGCCGATGCTACAGCAGATATAATAAGCGGTTTGTTTTGGACAGGTATACTAGGATCATTAGCTGCTAGTAGTAAAATAACAGGTAGTGGAAGTCACATGAGTCCTCAAGATAGGAAAGCAGCAGAAGAAGGTGGATGGAAACCTAACCGATTAAACATAGGAAACATTTCCGTTAGTTATGAAAGGGTCGAACCTATATCCTCATTTCTTTCTTTAGCTTCTGATGCTGTTGCTCATATGTACGCAAAGGATCAATTCAAAAGTGCAGCCTATAAAGACGAGGATGCTGTAAACCTTTTAACTACTGTAGCTGTAGGAATGAGCGAAATGATGAGGAATAAGTTTTTCCTTAGAAGTCTTTCTGATGTGATTTCTGTATTTGATACTTCGGGTGATAAGATTTCGTTTAACGCTAGTAATTGGGCTACAGGCTTTACCGCTTCTTTAACTCCTCGAATTATTAAAGATTTAAACGAAATAGCAGAACCATACGAAAAAAGGTCTAAAGATTTTTTAGAT